TACAGGTATGAGAAATACTCATTTATTAGCAGTTGCCCCTACAGTTTCAAATTCAGTTATTTGTGGCGGAATATCAGCAGGTATTGAACCCCTTCCAGCCAATATCTATACTTTTAATGGTGCTAAAGGTACTTTTATTAGAAAAAATAAATCATTAGAAGAATTACTTGAATCTAAAGGAGAAAATAAAAATAAATGGTGGGATCAAATGCTCCAGGATGGAGGATCTGTTCAGAATTTACCTGATAGTGTTTTAACACCAGATGAAAAAGAATTATTTTTAACATTTCCAGAAGTAAATCAGTTAGAATTAGTTAGACAAGCTGCTATAAGACAAAAATATATTGATCAAACTCAATCATTAAATATATCATTTGATCCTAATGACTCTCCAAAATGGATAAATCAGGTTCATATGGAAGGTTGGAAATTAGGAATAAAAACATTCTATTACTTAAGAACAGACTCAGTTATTAAAGGCGATTTAGGATCTCGAATGGCTGATTGTGTTTCTTGTGATGGGTAAAAAAAACCATAGTTATAAATTAAATAAATAATAAATCAAAAAACAAAAAAAATGAAAAAAATTTTTACACTTTTATTAGCATCTACTTTATTAGTAGCATGTAATAATACTAAAACAGAAAAAGCAGAAAAAGTAGAAACTTCTCCTGCTAAGTTTACTTTAACAGTAATTAATAATACAGATTCTGATATGAAATGGGAACAAAGTTGGGCTATGACAGGACCAGATTCTGGTATAGTAGCAGCGGGAGATACAGTTAAATTATCTTCTAATGAAGTTGATTCAGATAGAATAAATATCTACCCAATACCACCAAAATCAGTAACAAAACCAAATCCAGCATCTGGTAATTTTGGAATGCAATATGGCTGGGATGGTCATATAGCTCGTGTGTATTGTGATAACGTTTGTAATGCTGGAAGACCTACACCAACAGTACAAGACCCAGGTACTAATTGGGTATATGTAACAAAATGGTTAAAAGACCCATCAGTTCAAACTAATACAACTAATACAGTAACATTTACAACTGAAGCTTGGCCTGTAGTTGAGTAAATAAGAAAAAAATATAACAATGGTATAAAGAGAGGTGCATAAGCACCTCTTTTTTAATATTTATCATTGAATAATAAAAATCAATTAATTATGGCTATATTTGGAATAATTTGTTTAATTTTAATAGCAGGAGCATCTATTTACTATTTTGAATTTTATAAAAAAGGAAAAATTAATGATAGAGATGGAGATTATATCCCGGATGAAATTGAAGATGCAATTGAAGATGTAAAAGAAGTTGCTAAAGAAGTAAAAAAAAGAGCAAAAAGAGTTAAAGAAGAGTCTAAAGATGTAATTGCAGCAGTAAAAGGTAAAAGTAAAAGAGGTAGACCAAAGAAAAAATAATTAATATTAAATAGTTTTCAAATTAAAAAGTTTTAAATATTATGAATTTTATAAAAAGAAAACTTATGGCTTTTAGAGATATTTTTAAAGATCAAAATGACATTAACGAGAAAAGTGTTATTGGTTTTATGTCTTTCTCTGTAATGGTAATATTTGCTGTTATAGATTTAATTACTGGATACTTTGGTAAAGATTTAGTAATTAACGAATTTATTTATGAATCGTTTTTAATAATAACATTAGGTTGTTTTGGGATTGCAGGGTTAGAAAAAATATTTGGTAATAAAAAAGCCAAGGGAGAATAAAAAATAACTTAATAAAAATTAAAAATGAGAAACATTTTATTATTGTTAATAACTTTATTAACACTTCAAGCACAAGCTCAAGATGTGCAATCTACTCTTAAAATAGAAGTAGAAGAATTTAACAAAATAGTAAAAAAAGAAAAAAAGAATATTATAAAAGAGTTTTATAAAGACTTTTTAAAGTATGGTACTATTTATGCAGCTGGGGATATTCGTAATTCTTATGAACCTTCTAGAAAAGAATATTTTGTAAGAACTAATGAAAATGGTAATATATTTGATATACCAGTAGTTGTTGATGGTACTGAGTATAACCCATTTGATTACAGAATTGGATTTGGTATTAGAAAATTAGCTAGATTTGATTATGAAAGAAAACCAGGTAATTTTTGGACTGGTAACCAAAATAGAGAAAGACAGATCGCACTATCAGCTCCTACGTCGGCTGTAAAAGGATTTGAGTATTTATTTCATTGGGAAAGAGAGAGACAAAGAGGCGAAATTTGGACAAATAGTAGATACTTTTTAAGACACACAGGTAAATACCACATAGCAAAAATCGAAAGTAGAAAGCAAGGATTATTTGATTTTGAATACCAATCAGCTGAATTAAGAGCAAGATTACCTATTGGTAAAAAGTTTAGCATATCTGCTGGTGCAATAGCAAGAACACATCAAAGAGCTTATGGATACAATCCATTTGAGATTTGGGTAAATGAATTAGATGCAAGTGGTAATATAGTTAATAGATGGTATCATTTAGGATATGAAAGAGGGTACACAGATCAATGGTATGAACAAACATGGACTGATGCTAATGGTAATGAACAAAGTGATTTTGATTATTTTTGGTTAAATCCAGAGGGTGTAAGAGTTGCAGATTCAGATTTAGAATTTAGAGATGGTGTATTTAGAGATTTAATAAATGATTTTAATAATGAAGCTTGGGATGCAATTGGAGAATTTGGTTTAGTATCCCCAGTAGTAGGATTTGATTTTTACCATTACACCCCAAAATTTTGGGCACATGCTTATGCTAATTATTTATTACCCTATCACAAATATGTAATGGGAGATGAAGATTTTAATTATGGAAATAGAAATAATTGGGGTATGGGAGGATTAAGACAAGATTCTGAATTTGAACAATGGGATGATTATCAATTTGGAGCAAATATTGGTTGGAAAATTAGTAAAAGTATAGGAATTTTTATAGAAGGTGAATATACTAAATTTTGGGATTCAGAATTTTTCTACAGTACATTTGGATTTAATTACACTTTTAGATAATGAAAAATTTAATAACATTATTTTTATTAATTTTAATTACAACAAGTTGTGGCATTTACCACCCTCAATCAAAAGCTCCTACATTTGTAAAAGTTTTAGGAATAACCCATGAAGGAGATACTATTCTTATAGATGTAAATTCATTAAGACCTAAAGTATATAATAATTACTATTATGATAATGGTTATAGACCGCATTATAGTCGTTATAACCCACCTATAATTATTAGACCCCATAGCAATCAAAGCAATAGACCAAATATACCTAATACTTATAACAATAATACAAATATTAACACAAATATTAATACAAAACCAGTAATTACCCCAAATAAACCTAATAAAAATGGCAAGACAAATAGGTGAAGATACTAAAATAACATTAGATTTAAAAACAATTGGAATGATTCTTGCTGGGGTTGTTTCTTTAGTTGGAATGTGGTTTGCATTACAGGCTGATATAGAAGACGCAAAAGAATTACCTTCACCAGTAATTGATAGAGTTGAATATGATTTAAAGGATGAATTAATTCGACAAACAATTATGGATACTCAGGAGGATGTTGAAGAAATGAAAGAACAATTAGATAAAATCGATCAACGTTTGTATGAGTTACAAAAACAGAGATAATATGAAAACATTAATAATTAGTTTGCTACTAATGTTACCCTTAATTTCTAATGCACAGTCTTTAGAATGGCTTACAGATAAAAATTTTGACCAAAAACTTCATGAACATGATGCCTTTGGAGAAGATGAAGCAAATATAGTTGTAATAGAGTTTTATGCTGAATTCAATAAAGATAATGCATTTAAAAATTGGGCTGAATTAAAAGAAGTTGAGTTTTTTAGAGTAAATATAGCCGATGCCCCTAATATTAAAAAAGAATATAGGGTTCGTATGGCTCCTACACTTATAATTTTTAAAAATGGTGAAAAAGAAGCTGTATTTAAAGCAGGATTAGATTTATTATGCCCTGTAACATTACCAGAAATAAGGGAAACAATTAAAGAAATTAAATTATCTAACCAGTTTTAATATTTATAATAAACAAAAATAAAATGATATTAAAAGTAGGATCAAAAGGTAAAGAAGTAAAGGAATTACAAGAAGCCTTAGAAATCAAAGCTGATGGAATATTTGGTTATGGAACTGAAGCAGCAGTTAAATCTTTTCAAAAAGAAAATAATTTATATGTAGATGGTATTGTAGGAATGAAAACATGGGAAACCTTAGGAATAGATACTGATGAATTCCCTAAAGAGTTAAAATATATGTCTGAAGATAAAGAATATATTACCCCAGCAGGTTTAACTATTCATAGGCAATATCTTGATAAAGATGAATATGTTAGAGATTATGGTAAAATTGAACCTTTAGGATTTTTTATCCACCACACTGCTGGTTGGGATAATCCATATAAAACAATTAGACATTGGAATAATGACACAAGAGGAAGAGTAGCAACTCAATATGTAATTGGAGGGTCTAATATAAAAGGAAATACTAAATATGATGGAGAAGTAGTTGAATGCTTTCCAGATAACTATTTAGGATGGCATTTAGGAAAAGTAGGTAATTTTGCAATGCATAAATTTTCAGGAGGAGTTGAATTAAATAATTTTGGTTATTTAAAAGAAAAAAATGGTAAGTTTTATAATTATGTTAATGGTGAAGTTCCAGAAGAAATGGTTTGTGATTTAGGATATGAATTTAGAGGATTTAGATATTGGCATGCTTATACTTCTAAACAAATAGAAAGTCTTAGATTATTAATCCTTCATTTAAAAAATATTTACCCAACAATGGATTTAGAAAATGGGTTACCTAAATTATTAAAAGAAGGAATGGATCCAAAAGATGCATTTGAGTTTAACGAAAAAGCCTATAATGCCGAACAATTTGGTTTATGGACCCATACAAATGTAAGAAAAGATAAATTTGATTGTTCTCCTCAACCAGAACTTATCAGAATGTTAACAACAATATAATGAAACTTAAAACTTTAATAGTGGCTCTATCATCATTTTGCACATATTTGTGCACATACTTCCTTAATTTATCAATGGATAATTTTGAACAATATTTAGCAGTAGTAGCAGTATTATGGTTAGATGGAGTGTTTGGAATATGGGCTGGTGTTAAAAGAGAAGGTTTTAAAACATTTAAAGCATTAAAAATAACAAAAAATACTTTTATTTGGTTATTAATCTTAACTGTTATATTAATGGTCGAAAAAGGATTTACAGGAACAGGTTGGCTATCTGAAGTAATTATTGTACCGTTTATGATATTACAATTAATTAGTGCTTTAAAAAATGCTTCTATGGCAGGTTTAATAAAAATAGAGGAGTTAAATAAAATTTTAGACCGTATAGATAAGCATAAGGGTTTTAGAGACTAAAAACTTTATAATATGTGGTCAAATCTTAAAAAAAGAATCTTCCCTCTTCTGATAGCTTTTTCAGCATTATCAGTATCCATATCTGCAGCTTTTTACTCAGTTAGTGGGTTATCAAAATTATTTGCTGGAGCTGCTTTTGCAGTAATAATAATGGCAGCTTCTTTAGAAATTGCTAAATTAGTTATAGCATCTTTACTATATCAATATAGAAAAACCCTTCCTAAATTATTAAAATATTATTTATCTTTAGCTTGTGGTATATTAATTTTAATTACTAGCATGGGTATTTATGGGTTTTTATCTGCAGCGTACCAAGAAACAGCAGCTAAAGCTGGAAATATTGAAGCTCAAATATCATTAATAGAAACTAAAAGAGATAATGTTAAAGAACAGTTAGTTGTATATAATGAAGAAAAAACAAGTATTAATGTAGCCGTTGCTGATTTAAGAAAAGGTTTATCTAACAATGTTATACAATATAAAGACAAAGAAACTGGTGAAATAATTACCACAACTTCTAGTAGAACTCGTAAAGCTTTAGAAAAACAGTTAGATCAAGCTATTGAAAGACAAACTCAAATAAATACTAAAGTAGATGATTTAAATAGTAAGATATTTGAATATGAAACAGAAATAGTTGAAGTAAAAAGTAGTGACTCTATATCAGGAGAATTAGGCCCTCTTAAATATCTTTCAGGATTAACTGGAGCTCCTATGGATAAAATTATTAATATTTTACTTTTAACAATTATTTTTGTGTTTGATCCTTTGGCAATTGCTCTTGTAGTAGCTGCTAATTATGCCTTTGAACAAATCAGACCAAAAACCAAAGAAAATTTATATGGAGAAACTGTTATAGTAAAAGAAGAAGATAATAAAGGTGCTAGTCTTAGAGAACAAGCAAAACATACTGATTGGGGACATGAAGAAGCTGAAGCTGAGGAAAGAATGAATATAATAGGCCAAAATGGAAATGACGGGGTACATTATGAAGAAGTTGAACCCCCAGTTGTTAAAACACCTAAAAAAAAACCTGAGGAATATGTTCAACCTGGATATGCTGGAAGATCTTTGGGAGAAGAGAAAAAAGAAATTGAAGCAATAATTAAAAGACCTTTAATGGGTCATGAGATTGAAGAATTAAAAAAATCAAAATTAAATATCTTCAATGATAGAAATGATGATTTAACTATTACCTATTAAAACAATGTTATGTTAAGTAAACAATCTATAAGAGGAAAAACACAAATATTCATGAATAAAAAACTAATTACAGATAAAGAAGTAATTATTAAAGAAAGTGAATCATGGACAGAACCACAAGTTAATTTTTTTAAAAAAATGATTAAACAAGGTGGTAATTTTGCAATTGGAGGAAGAAAATATTTTATAATACCCAATGATAATAATAGTTCTTTAGGATAAAATGGATAATAATCAAATTTTAAAAATAGCAAATAGAGTATATCCTAAAATAAGAGATTATTATGGCGCAGGAAAAAGATCTTTTCCACCTATAGAAATTCATAGAAACATATTTGCTAGATTAAGCGGAGAACCTGAAATGGAAGGTGACGACCCAGCTGAAGCAGAATTTGATAGAAAATCAAATAAAATATTTTTGTATTCTGATTATATCAATAATGCTGAAGATATAATTAGAGGAATTATCCATGAATATGTCCATTTCTTACAGTCAGGATCATGGATGAATAGATATTATAAAATGGGCTACAAATATGACAATCACCCATATGAAATTTCAGCTAAAAAAGAAGAAGAAAACTGGAAGAAATTCGCGTAGATATTTGGCTTCTTGAGATCCCTTTCGTATATTTACAGGGTAAATGAGGTGCGAGATCTCATGTTAATTAAAATAAAGGTTATGTTAGATAAACAAAAAGTTAAAAATTTCAGAAATGATTTTCAAACAGCAATTGCACAGTTAGAAAAGCAATATGGTGTACAAGTTTCATTAGGTACAATTAGGTTCGATAAAAATGAATTGAGAGCTAAAATGACAGCTAAAGTTGGTGAACTAGGTCAAAAAGCTCAAAAAGAGGATTTGAAAGTAGGGGATGTTGTAAATATTATCCATAAAAAAATGGATCCTACGAGAGAGTTTAAAGTAATTAAAATCATGCAAAAGAATATTAAAGTTGAAAGTGTGGGTGGTTATGATCAAATTAAAGTTTCTCCAAGTTTGTTGAAGAAAGTTGCGTAAAGATTTGGCTTCCTGAGATTTCTTTCGTATATTTACCACGTTAAATTGCAAAAATAAAGGTTATGATAAATAAAATCAATTTTAAAGCGCTCGCAGGAGCAGTAGCATCACTTGGAGTAGCATATATTACAGCTACAGGTGCAATTCTTAATTATGTTAAATTTGAAGATCCACTTAATGAAATGGCATTTTGTGTGTTGTCACTTATGTTGGCTCTTGGTTGTATTATAAATCTTAAAAAATAAAGGTTATGAGTATTAAAGAACAATTACAAAAAGGTAATGTAAAATTTACTGTTGAGGGACAAACCCATTATGGAAAAGATGAAAATGGCAAATGGGGAGATGTTCCAAAAGTATTTGAAGTTTCCAAAAATGGAGAATCAATCCATGCAGATTGGTATGGAATGAATGTTAATAAATGGGGTCCTACTTGTGTTACCCTTTACACATTTAATATGCTTAGTAAAAAATCCACAGGTAAAATTAATTATAATAATGTTAAAATAATAAAATAAAAGTTATGGCAAAAATAAAAAAATCATTTCTAACACCTAAATGGTTAGAAGTAAAATCAATGTATGAAAATGGAACAAATGGTTCTGAGAAATATGGTACTAATTTTGAAATTGGTGGAAAATTAGATGAGTTAACACGCGAATTTATAGATATTATAGGTGAATTTACACGTCAATTTGGATGGGATTGTGTTATTGAAGGGGTTAAAATGGATTTATGGAAGGAAAGAATTTGGTCACTAATTGAAAATGCTGGTTTACTCCCAGAAATAGCTTGGAAAGATGAACTCGCTGCTGAAGCTGAAAAAGCAGCTCAATTAGAAGAAGAAATGTATAATGATGAATTTGATATTGAAGAATACGAACCATCAGATGAAGAAATATTAAATCAAAGTTATTAAATTATGGAAATTGAAACTTATGAAGATGGCTGGGATTGCGAGCCAAAGTTAAAATCAGCAATGGAATCAATAGAAAAATGTGATCATTTTAAATATGAAATAGATAACTGTGTACGTGAATCTGAATTAGATTACATGGTATATGAAATGATTGATTTTTTAAAAGAAGCAATTGATACATTAAAATCGATAGACACCAATAAAGAATATAAAACAGTAGAAAATTATGAGTAAAGAAAATAGATACGTAGTAACAATGGACATGTATGTCTATGCTGAGAATGATTATATGGCTAGAAAAAATGCTCATAAACTAGCAGATGGTCTTAAAAGTAAACTTGATAACCAAGCAGCAGTTTTAGATATTGTTGAACAACCATTTGGAACATTAGGTAATAGAAAATTAAAAGATATTTCAAAACCTTCAAGTGGTGAAAAAATGCCTTTCTAATGAGTAAAAAAGATAAATTAGACTTTAATGGTGGTTGGTCAATGGGTGAGGCAGCTCATCATGTTAGTAAAAAACTTACTACAAAAACTATTAAGTCTAAAAAATCTTATACTCGGAAAAAGAAACATAAAAAAGATTTGGAAAACGGAGAATAATTTCGTATATTTAATATAAATAAAAGTTATATGAATCTAGGTTACGCCTGCATTAATACTGCACTTAAAGCAAATGGTATTTTTACTAATCGAACAATGCGTCGAAAAACATTTGATGCTAAAGGATTAGATTATGTGTCTGAGCTATCACTCCAAAATGTAAAAGATCTTGAAACTCACATTCATTGGAATAATGAGCACAATATTAAATTATTTAGGTTGTCATCTCAAATATTTCCTTGGATGGAAGAATATAATTGGGTAGATCTAAAAGATTGGAATGAAATTTCAGATAGAATGCTAGATATTGGTAGTTTAGCAACAAAATCTGGTCAACGTCTTACTATGCATCCTGGTCCTTTTCATTGTTTAGCATCTCCAAATCCTAAAGTTGTTGATAGAACAGTTATTGGACTTAATAAACATGCTGAGCAGTTTGATATGATGGGTTTTAAACCTAGTCATTATAATAAAATTAATATTCATGTAGGTGGAGCTTATGGTGATAAAGATGCTGCGCTAGAGCGTTTTTGTAAAGGATTTGAATTACTAAGTGATAGTACTAAAAAACGACTTGTAATTGAAAATGATGATAGCCCTAATGAATACTCAGTAAAGGATTTATATGAAGGGGTTTATAAGCGAATTGGTACTCCTATTACATTTGATTATTTTCATCATAAATTTAATACTGGTGATCAAACAGAAGAAGAAGCACTTAAATTAGCTGCTACAACTTGGCCTGAAGACATCCCACAATGTTGTCATTATTCAGAAAGCCGTAGAAAAGAAAAATTAGATGAGTCAATTAGGCCTCAAGCTCATTCTGATATAATTTATGAAAAAATACAAACATATGGTCTTGAACCAGACATTGTAATTGAGGCAAAATTAAAAGAACAAGCAATTTTTAACAGAGTAATATAATGGTAGAATTTATTAGACACGCACTTGGACTTTGTGGGGAACATTGGCATCCAAATATTTGGACCTTCCTTTTAGGTGGGCTTGGTTTACAGCAATCATTTTCGTATATTAAATATAAAATAAAATTATATGGCAATAAAAATAAGTCATGAAACACCAATGTGTTTGCTAGAAGATAGTATGAGGTTTAACGATTATGATTATTGTTTACCTCATTTATTAGATGAAGAACCTAAATATTTAGAGTATTTTGAAAAAGCAAAAGCAGCTGGTCGTTACATTATAATGGATAATTCACTTCATGAATTAGGTGAAGCATATGATCATTCACGCCTTATACATTGGGTAGCTACACTAAAACCAAACGAATTTATAATCCCAGACGTTTGGGAAAATAAAGATGAATCTATAGCAAATGCTATGGTTTGGGATATTTATGACTTTCCTAAAGAAACTGAAAAAGTAGTAGTAGTACAAGCAAAATCAATTCATGAAGCATCTGAATGTACTAAAGCTTATAAAAACTTAGGCTATGGAAAAATTTGTTACTCTTATGGAGCATCTTATTATAATGATGTTTGCCCCCACCCTAATAAAGATTTAGGTAAAGCATTAGGAAGATTATATGTAATAAATGCTTTACTTAAAATGGGAGATTTAAAACAAGATGATAGAGTACATTTACTAGGATGTGCAGTGCCCCAAGAATTTGGATGGTATAAAAATATTAATTGTATAGAATCAATTGATACTTCAAATCCAGTAATGGCAGCACTAGAAGATGTTAAATATGGTTGGGGTGGTTTAGATAAAAAACCAGAAGCAAATATGAATGATTATTTTTATATGTTAAATGATCAAGTTGATTTTGATTTATTAACATATAATTTGGATATGTTTAGAAAAATTAATAATTTATAACAGCGTTTGCCTATACGCTTAATAATACCTGGCAAATTTTAAAATAAAAAAATGACACAATTAGAAATTAATTTTAAGGACGCACAACGTCCAAAACACGCAGTAGTATCACTTTCAGGTGGTATGGATTCAAGTACATTGTTACTTAAATGTCTTGATAAATTTGATTCAGTAACGGCTTTATCTTTTGATTATGGTCAAAAACATAAAGTTGAACTTAAAAGAGCAAGAGCACTAGTAGATTACTTAAAAAGAAATGGACATAATGTTACATATCAAGTAATTGAATTAAATGGGTTAGTATCATTACTAAACTCAGCATTAGTAGAAGGTGGAGATGATGTTCCAGAAGGACATTATGAGCAAGATAATATGAAAGAAACAGTAGTACCTAATAGAAATAAGATGTTTTCTTCTATTATACAAGCTGTAGCATTATCAATTGCAAATAAAACAGAATCACCTGTTAAAATAGCAATGGGTATCCATGCTGGTGATCATGCTATTTATCCTGATTGTAGGCAAGAATTTAGAGATGCGGATTACAAAGCATTTGTTGAAGGTAATTGGAATGCCCAAAGTGTAGGTTATTACACACCTTATTTAGAAGGAGATAAATATGATATTCTTAAAGATGGAGAAGTATTATGTGAAAAATTAGGAATTGATTTTGATGAGGTATATGCTAGAACAAACACTTCATATAAACCAACACCTGAAGGGTGGTCTGATTATAAGTCAGCATCATCAGTAGAACGTGTTGAAGCTTTTATTAAATTAGGCAGACCTGACCCAGTACAATATGCAGATGAAACCGGTCCTGTTGATTATGAAATAGCAAAATCTTATGTTGAACAAATATTAGAAAATTATGAAGGATAATGATTTTAATCAAATAAAAAAAGATAGAGAAAATTTAGAATATATGCCTGATCAAAAACTTCATCAATTAGTAAGTTTTATTAAATCTGGTGTAAGAATATTAGGATATGCTGCTATTCCCTTTAGTTTGGGTTGGGCAGTTATTTTTCTTATATTAAGTGAAGTAATTGGTATAATTGAAGAATTAGTTTAAAATAAAAAATATGAAAAAAGTATTATATTTCTCAGCACAATGGTGCGGTCCTTGTAAAGTACTAGGTCCTGTAATGAGTAAATTGCAAGCAAATGGTATGCCTGTACAAAAAATTGATGTTGACGAAAATCAACAAATGTCAGCTCAATATGGAATAAGAAATATTCCATGTTTAGTTCTGGTTGATAGCCAAGGAAATGAAATTAAAAGATCTATTGGTAATAAACCTGAAAGTGAAATATTAAATTGGTATAATAATTAAAAATAAAAAAATGAAATTTAAAAATCAAAATGTGGGTATATTGTATTTTACTAACCCTGCTGCTGAAGCCGATAATCTTGGTAAAGTAGTAGAGGGAGTTATGAGAACAGTAGGAAAATCAGTCCCAGTAAGAAAAGTAAACACAGAGTATGAAGTAAGTATAGTTGAACAAGCAAAACCAACAATGGTTCCTTCTATTATTTATACAAATGGAAATGGTGATTTAGAACACCTTAGAATAGAAGGTAATAAGTTAGGAGATATTACTGTTGAAGGAGTTTTAGGTGTTGTAAGAGACATAATTCATTATAATAAAACACAAGCAAATGGGTAAATTTCAATCAAGTAAAGTATTTGATGGGTTTAGTACAGTGTTTCGTCAATGGAGAGCAAAAAGTACACACTGTAGATTTGTACATGGTTACGGAATTTCATTTAAAGTATATTTTGAAGGTGAATTAGACCATAGAAATTGGGTTTGGGATTTTGGAGGAATGAAAAGAGCAAAAACCCTTATTGATGGTAAGTCTCCTAAAGATTGGATGGATTATATGTTTGATCATACTTTAGTAGTAGCAGAAGATGATCCTGAATTAAATGCATTTCAACAAATGGATAGAGTAGGAGTAGCTCAAGTAAGAGTAATCCCAGCTACTGGTGCAGAAAAATTTGCTGAATATATTTATAATAAGCTTAATGAATTTGTTAAAACAGAAACAGAAGGCAGAGTAAAAGTTGTAAAAGTTAAATTTATGGAGCATGGTAAAAATGCTGCATATTATATTGGATAATAAGTTATAGAGTGACTGTAAAACCACTTTAAAAAATTTGCATATGTTAAAAAGAATCGAAGATTATAATAAAAATCTGCCGATAGTAGAAGTTTATACGGCAGTACAAAGTGAGGGTAGTCGTCAAGGATACCCTACTATTGTAGTTAGAACAACAGGTTGCACACATAGGTGTTATTTTGGTGAAGGAGGATGGTGTGATTCTTGGTATACAAGTATTCACCCAGAAAAAGGTATGTTTTGTTTTCAAGATATAATTGATATGTACGATGAAAACCCTCATATTAAAGAAATGATGCTTACAGGGGGTTCTCCTACAATACATCCTAAAATAGTAAATGAATTAACACATTTAGCTCATGAAAGAGATATTTTTATTACCATTGAAACTGAAGGATCTCATTTCCTTCCTACTGATTATCCTATTAATCTTCTTTCAATTTCTCCTAAGTTTAGTAACAGTGTTCCCGTTATTGGTGTTGCTACTCCTCAGGGAGGAATTACTGACGAAAGAATGGTTAAAAAACATAATTCAAAAAGGTTAAACATTGAAGCAATAAAACAATCTATTGAATATCATTCTGACTATCATATTAAACCTGTATTAGATAGAGATTTATCTATGGTAGAGGAAGTAGAAGATTTCCTAAAAAAATGTAATATACCAGACCATAAAGTTTGGGCTATGCCTGCTGGTGATGATAGGGAAAGTTTAATGGAATCATATCCTGAAGTAATGAATTTTGTTAGGGACAGAGGATGGAGATTTACTGGTAGATCTCACATAATGGCTTTTAATACTGAACGTTGTGTCTAAAGAAGAAGCACTTGAGTTATTAGAAGAAATAGAAGAAAATGTGGGTACTTGTTGTGCTATAACAATGGACCCAGATGATGTATTAGTAATGAT